CAATGGTCCTTACATTAATTTTATCAATGCTAGGTAGTATGATATCAAATCTGTGATCGTCATCTTCTACAAAGCTACAAAATGTATTTTTTGATTTGTGTATTTCAGCTAAAATATCTCTGTTGTTTAAGTAATTTACTCTTCTGGCCATAGTCTCTCCAAATTTATAGTTGTATTATAATATACGCACATTAAAAAGTCAACTAAATACTTGTGTAGGAGTATGAATTATGATAAAATCAGCCTTTAGTAGGTCAGCACTTAAATCACAAGCTAGAAATGCAGGTAGGAAATTTCTAAACGGATTAGGACTTGGCGGAAACATTACAGAATCTATACGTGAAACAGTTAATCCATATAGCGAATTAGGTAACTTAGCCAAAGGTGCCTTAAGTAATGTTTCAGGAAAGTCTCTGCGTAGTCTTAATTTACCAAACTTTGGTATGCCTCAAATAAAGGCAGGATACACCATAGCTGGATTTGTAGGCGATGAACAAGATTGGCGTGTTCGCATATCTATTCCAAGCGGCAATAATTTTGATAATTCTCAGTTACTTGCTCCTCTATATGAAACAAATGGTTTAGTTTTTCCTTATACTCCTCAAATGCTATTACAACATAGTGCAAGTTATAATCAAATACAACCTATACATACTAATTATCCATACATGGCTTACCAAAATAGTAGAGTTGAACAGTTTAGTATTGTTGGAGACTTTTTTGTTGAAAGTATGTCAGAAGCAAACTATTGGATAGCAGCTATACATTTTTTAAGAAGTGTTACAAAGATGGCATATGGTCAAACAGATCAACAAGGCGCCCCGCCACCTATAGTAAAAGTAAGTGGATATGGTGATTACTTGTTACCTAATGTTCCTTGTGTGGTAACACAGTTTGCTATTGATTTGCCAACAGAAGTTGATTACATACAAACACCTGATTATAATGCATGGGTACCAGTACAAAGTAGTATTCAAGTTGCACTACAGCCTATATATTCAAGAAGTGCTGTTGAACAGTTTAGCTTAGGAGCGTTTGTTGCAGGATATCAAGGCGGAGGATTTATCTAATGGCCACATATCAAAATTCTAGTCCATATGCAAAAACACCTAAAGTAAATAATCAATATCTTGATGTGCTTAAGATTAGACCTGTTCCTGAAAACTCTGACGATGTTAGATATACAATTGAACCACAATACGCCTATCGTCCTGATTTGCTTGCATACGATTTATATGGCGACAAACATTTATGGTGGGTATTTGCGCAACGCAATATGGATATCATCAAAGATCCTGTATATGACATGGAACCGGGTGTAGAAATATTCTTACCACAAGGTGAGTCATTGTTTAGAGTACTAGGAATGTAAATGGCTTTCAAACCACAAAACATTTTAAAAAGGGTACAAGCCGGAGGCTTCAGCATAGATAATGCTGTAAGTCAGATCCAGTCGCAAGTGCCTAACCTACAACAAGCTGCAAATATAGATATTAATGGTGCAATAAACAGTGTAACAAGTCAAGCCGAAGGCGCTATCAACGGCGCCGTGCAAAAACTAGCTGGTAAGGTTCAACTACCCGGCGGATTAAATCTAGCAGGATTTACTGGATTTAGTAATTTGTTTGGAGGTCAAGGATCTGCACTTAGTGATCTTGGCGGACAAAAACCATTTCCTAATCAATTAGAAAAATTTGCAAGTTCTAATTACATCTTTACTTTAGGATGTCTTACTAATTATGAGCTTAATTTTCCTGATATTACATATAGATACCAAGATCCTAGTGTTTTAGTTTTAAAATCAGGCGGTGGCGCCGGTGCTGCTAAAACTAGAACAGTATATGAATCACAAGGTGCAGTTGAATATTTTATTGATAATGTTAATATTGAAACTATTATTGCTCCTACAGGAGGTACAAAACAAACAAATGCTACTAGTATAGAGTTTTCTGTGCTAGAACCTTACAGCATGGGTATGTTTTTACAGACGCTTAATCTTGCGGCAAAACAAGCAGGACACCAAAACTATATAGGTGCACCATTTTTATTGTCTATAGAATTTGTTGGTTATGATGATGATGGAAACTATTTGCGCCCATCAAAAGCAAGAAGAATGTTTCCGTTAAATTTTGTTGACGTTACTTTTGGTGTTACAGAAGGCGGAAGTACCTATACAGTACAAGCAATACCTTTCCATGAACAAGCACTTGCAGACAGTGTACAAACAACAAAAACAGATATAAAATTACAAGGTTCAAACATAAGTGAACTTCTACAATTTGGACCAACAAGTTTAGCTAGTGTTTTGAATGATAGAGAAGCAAGGCAAGAAGAAACAGGACAGCTACCAAAAAGCGATTTGTATGTTTTTGCTTTTCCAAACGATTTAGCAAGCGTCAATGATGTCCTATTAGGATCTGTAGACAATCCTCAAGGCGCCACAACAAAAAGCTCATTATCACAAGCAGGTGAACAAGTTAGAGAATTTACAGAAGAAGAAAAAGAAAAAGCTGTAAAATTACAATTTGGCGATAATGCTTTTGAAGAACGCAGAGAAGAAGCAGAAAAAGCTCTACAAAATATAGGTGGTTTTGTTTTAAAGCACAGCGAATTTGGTGATAAAATTAGAGAAAATGCAGAAAATCCTATTAACATAAATGAAATAGGAAATAGCAAAATTGTTAAAAGCTATCTTGATGGAGGAGAAGTTCCTTTTGGTCGTCCTGCTTTTGTAGAAGTAGAAGATAAACCCGGCGTATTTAGTAGAGGCAGTTTAACTATAAGTGACGACGGCAGAACATTTCAATTCAATCAAGGCACTAGAATACAAGATATTATTGAAGAGATAATTATCCTTTCCGACTATGGAAGAAAATTAGCAGAAAATGTTGATAATCCAGACAGCAACGGAATGATACAATGGTTTAAAATTGAAACTAATGTATACATGATAGACGATCCTGCAAGTATTAACAGTAAAGGCACCTCGCCTAAAGTATTTGTATATCAAATTGTACCATATAAGATACATGTTAGTAAAGTTGCAAATAGGAATACAGCAACACCTGGCATAGAAAATATTAAATCTGAAGTTTGCAAAGAATATAATTATATCTATACTGGTGCAAATAAAGATATATTAGATTTTCAAATTTCGATTAATCATGCTTTCTTTATGGCATTACCTGCTGATAAAGGTCAGCTTAATGCAGATTCAAAAACTAAAGGACAAAACAATGCTGTAGCAGGAGATAATGATCAACCTACTAAACAAAGTGAAGGTGCTAATGCAAATAGTGAATCAGGAACATCACCTACAAAGGATACAGCAGGTCCAAAAAATAATAGTGGAGGTTCGGGAGGCGAAACCCATACTGCAAACCAGGTTGCAAGAGCATACAACGATGCTATCGTAAATAGTGATGTAGATTTAATTATGGTTGATATGACCATTATGGGTGATCCTTATTATATTGCAGACAGTGGCATGGGAAATTATAATGCACAGCAAGATCCTGCAAGTATTAATTTAACAGCCGATGGAACTATTGAATATCAAAGAAGCGAAATAGATTGTATATTAAATTTTAGAACACCTATAGATACTGGCGATACTTGGATGCAATTTCCTGGATTAGGCACAAAGCCAGTGGGCGCATTTAGTGGAGTTTATCAAGTGTTGTTTGTTTCTAACAAGTTTGAAGGTGGACAATTTGTACAAACACTAAGTTTAGTAAGAAGACCAAATCAAGATACTGATACAGATGCTGTGCCAGCAACTTCGGGTAATGGTGCAATTACTGATGGTGACGAATCTAATAATGTAAATGAAAATTTAAATGCAGGCGGCCCAAATGATGTTGCTAATGCTAACAAAGTACAAGGCGGCGGAACAAGTCAAAGCAATGCAAGCGGTGATCCTGCAGAAGAAGGTAGCACCGGTACAGGTAGTAAACCTAAGCCAGAAGAAAATACTGTGCCTAATAGAATTAGAGGAACACTATAATGTCAGAAGATAAACGTAGTCAACCTTCCTCCCAATCTACAAATCCCGGACCTTATCTTGCAAAAATTGTAAACCATTTAGATTCAAAATTTATGGGCAATTTAGAAGTAGAATTGCTGAAGGTAAGTTCAAGCGGTAATACTACCACTGGCACAGGTGAGATTGTACAAGTAAAATATATGAGTCCATTCTATGGTGTTACACCTTTTAGTGGACTTACTAAAAACGAAGGCTACAAGTACACACAAAAAAGCTATGGCATGTGGGCTATTCCACCAGATGTAGGAACACAAGTATTAGTAATCTTTGCAGAAGGTAACCGTAGTAGAGGTTATTGGATAGGATGTGTGCAAGACGAGTACATGAACTTTATGTTGCCTGGAATGGCAAGCACATTCTATAATGATACTGATAAAACAGAACCTCATCCTGTTGGAGAATACAATAAACTTACAGAAAGCGGTGCAGGAAAAAATCCTACAAAGTTTATCAAACCTAGTTCACCAGATGCTGTTAAAGTTCGTAAAGAGCAAGGTTTATTTTTAGATAGTATTCGAGGTACGACTACATCAAGTGCAAGGCGTGAAGTACCTAGCATGGTGTTTGGATGGAGCACACCGGGTCCGGAAGATAGGCGTGAAGGCGCACCTAGGACACAATATGGTTCACCCGGCGGCGGCGGAACACAGCGGTTTTATAATAGACTAGGCGGTTCAACATTTGTAATGGATGACGGTGATCCTAGTATTTTACGCACAGGATATGCAAGCGATTCAAAAGCATTTTATGTTAGCGTTGAAGAACAAACAGACGAAGTGCAAGGTTTTCCAGATGTTCCTCATAACGAACTTGTAAGACTGCGCACACGTACCGGACATCAGATATTACTGCACAATTCAGAAGATTTAATTTATATTGGTAATGCCAGAGGTACTGCTTGGATAGAACTTACAAGTTTAGGTAAGATTGATATTTACAGCAGAGATAGTATAAGTGTCCATAGTGAATTAGATTTGAACTTTAGTGCTGACAGAGATATAAACTTCCAAGCAGGTAAAAACTTAAACATAAATGCAGGCAACAATACTGCTATTACAACTGGTCAACAAACAGATATTAAAACTGGTATAGGAATGAATCTAGAAGTAGGTGCAGATCTAAATATGTTGATAGGTGAAACTGCAAATATATCTACAGGTGAAGCTGTGAATATAAATGCAACAACTGACGGTAAAATTACTGTTGGCGAAGCCTTAGATTTAAAAGCAGGCACAACAACTAAAGTAGCTACTGAAAGCACACTTGATATAAAAGTAGGAACAAACACAAGATTTTCACAAGGCGGCACACTAGATATTAACACAACAGGTGCTACTAAGATTACAGGTGCTACTATTGACTTAAATCCAAGTTCCCCTGCCGCAAGCGCATTATCAGCTGATTCTGCACCTAAAGCAACGAAAGCAACAGATGCACTGTTTCCTGTGCGTATACCGGAGCATGAACCTTGGTTAGGACATGAACACTTAGATCCAACAACCTTCACAGCACAAAATACAAGAGCAACAGCAGAACCTAGTTATGTTAATCGTAACACTAGTCCTCCTGTTGAAACAGATGATGATCAACGTCCGACTACAACACAGTGGAGAGATGCAGCAAATGATAAGACTGAAACTAACGCTGATGGAAAGACAGTAGAAGTAGAAGGCAATGGTATTGTTGCTGGACAAGAAGGCGAAATAGGCAAGCAACCTCGCAAGCCTGCAGCACCTTCAGATATGGAAAGATATTTTGTGTCAAGACTTTGTTCTGAGCTTGGTTTAGATGAAACAAAAAGTGCAAGCAATGGAGGCAATGCAGAAGCTGTTGCTATGGCACTAGCACAGATCAGACATGAATGTAACTTTGAACCAAAGAGTGAAAATTTAAACTATAGTAAAAGTGCTTTGCTTAGAGTATTCGATTATAGATTAAAACTTGCAGCGTCAAAAGAATTTAATAAGCCTAAGAAACAAGTTACAAGCGCAGACAAAGAAAGAATAGCAAGCACTATAGCACGTAAGCCTGCTACAATAGGTAATACAATCTATGGCGGAAGATTTGGTAACGGAGTAGACGAAGGATACAAATATCGCGGCAGAGGAATGATACAGTTAACATTTAAAGACAACTACAAAACCTATGGTAAATCTTCCGGACATCCTGAAATAGTAGAAGATCCGGATCTAGCAAATGATCCTGTAATAGCAACAGATCTTGCAGTAGCTTACCTAAAAACTAAATCTATTAGCTGGGATAGTTCAAACATTAGTAGTTTAGCTAAACAGTTTGAAAAAGCTGTAGGATATGCAGCCGCAAACACAGAAACACCTAAAAGATTAAAAACAGGAAAAGGTTATCTGTATAAACTTGTAAACGGACAAATTACAAGATTGTCTGCACTGACTCTTGAAGATGATGGTACAAACGTAAAAGCAGATCCTGTAGAAACACCTGATACATTTAAGCAAGATGTTAAGAAAAATACAGCTACCTAAGCAAGGTAAATATTACTATGAGCACAAAAGAAAAACAACTATACAAACAGATTGAAGTACAAGGTACAGGTACAAGCACACAGTATGGTGTGCAAAGCCGTGCCTATAGAGGTATATCAACTGTTAATCCTGAAAATAACGAAACTGTGCTTTATGATCTTGCGCTTATAAAGCAAGATTTATTAAATCATTTTCATATACGACAAGGTGAAAAATTGAGCGATCCTGAGTTTGGTACTATCATATGGGATATACTTTTTGAACCTTTAACAGAAAATTTAAAAGAGCAGATAGTAGAAAATGTTACTTCTATTGTAAATTACGATCAACGAGTACAGGTAACAAATGTAATTCTTGATCAGTATGAAAGTGGATTACAAATTGAAGTTGACCTTGTTTATCTTCCTTACAACATATCAGAAAATCTGCGTTTACAGTTTGATCAAAACGCTGGATTTATAAGCTAAAATAAACTACGCACTTTTCCATTCATAATAAATACAGTATAGAACAAGGAAGCCGCGATGTCATCTACAGATAGACAAAATAGACTACTTGTAGCAGAAGATTGGAAACGTATCTATCAGAGCTACAGAAACGCAGAT